GTATGTTTGGAACATGGACAGATCAACAAATACCTAATACTTATTCTCATTATGCAGATCCTGTTATGGAAACATTACTAGTTAAAATGTTACCAGTAATGGCTAAAGAAACAGGTCTACAATTAATACCTACATATTCTTACTCTAGAATATATAAAAAAGGTGATGAATTAAAAAGACACAAAGACAGACCTTCTTGTGAGATATCTACCACGTTAAACCTAGGTGGTGATCCATGGCCTATATTTATTGATGGCACTGGTGCCAATACTGTAATAGATGAATATAAAAATATACATACACCCAACGCTCCAAAAGGCACGAAAGTCTTACTTGAAGTCGGCGACATGCTGGTATATAGTGGATGTGAATTAGAGCATTGGAGAGAACCTTTTGAAGGTAATACTTGCGGACAAGTGTTTCTTCACTATAACCATGTAAATGGTCCTTTTGCGGAAAAAAACAGGTTCGACAAAAGGCCAATGTTAGGTCTTCCGTCTTTTGTGAAGGCATAATATGATGGAGTTATATGTTACAAAAAATAGGTTTTTTACCTGGATTCAATAAACAACTTACACCTACAGGGGCAGAGGGCCAATGGACTGGCGGAGAAAACGTTAGGTTTAGATATGGTACTGCCGAAAAAGTAGGTGGTTGGAAACAACTAGGGGAATCAAAACTTACAGGAGCAGTAAGAGCTCTTCATCATTTTGTTAATAAAGACTCAATTAAATACGCAGCATTAGGTACAAACAGAATTTTATATGTATACTCTGGAGGAGTATACTACGATATACATCCTTTAACTAATCCATCAGGTACAGCAATCACTAATGCTTTTAGTACGACTAATAATGATAGAGAAGTAACAATAACTTTTTCTGGTTCTCATAATTTTCAAGCAGGAGATATAATATTATTTGGTAATGAATCTACTTTTAGTGCAATTACTAATTCTAATTTTGGATCAGCAGATTTTTGTGATAAAAAATTTATGGTAACAAGTGTGCCAAGTTCTACCACTATAACTATTACAATGCCAACTGCTGAAACAGGTAGTGGCGCTACAACATCTGGTGGTATAACTTATTTTCAATACTATCACGTAGGACCAGCAGAACAGGTTGGAGCTTTTGGTTGGGGTATATCTTTATGGAGTGGTAATGTGTTAGGAGTAGTTACTACAACTTTAGATGGATTACTAGCAGATGATACTAATGGAAATAATAGTTCAGCAACAGAAATTACATTAACTAGCACAACAGGTTTACCAACATCAGGAACTAATTCTATTACAGTTGGAACAATAGGAAGCGTAACAGGTAGTGAAATAATTACCTACACAGGAGTTTCAGGAAATAAAATTACTGGTATTACTAGAGGAGCACAAAATTCTACACGACAAGCTTGGTCTAATGGATCAACTGTCACTAACAGTTCTAGTTTTACAGGATGGGGAAACCCAGCAGCCAACACCGATTCAGTAACAGACCCAGGTTTGTGGTCTCTTGATAACCTAGGAAGCACTCTAATTGCTCTAATTCACAATGGTGAGTGTTTCCAATGGGATGGTGACGCAACTAATGCAACAGCAACACGAGCTACAATTATTACTGGTGCACCTACTGCATCTAGAGATATGTTAGTATCTACACCTGACCGTCACTTAGTATTCTTTGGAACAGAAACAACTATTGGTGATAAAACTACTCAAGACGATATGTTTATAAGATTTTCTTCTCAAGAAAATATAAATGATTATACACCTACATCAACCAACACCGCTGGTACACAAAGACTTGCCGCCGGATCACGGATCATGGGAGCAGTGCTTGGTAGAAATGCTCTTTACGTTTGGACAGACACATCTTTATTTACTATGCGTTTTGTTGGTCAACCATTTACATTTGCTTTCGAACAAGTTGGAACTAACTGTGGATTAATAGGTATGAATGCAGCTGTAGAAGTTGACGGTGCTGCTTACTGGATGTCAGACAATGGTTTCTTTAGATTTACTGGTAAACTAGAATCATTAGATTGTTTTGTTGAAGACTATGTTTACGACGATCTTAACACGACATCTAATCAATTAATTTACTGTGGTATTAATAACTTGTTTGGTGAAGTGCAATGGTTCTACCCAACATCTACATCTAATGTTAATGATCGTTCGGTTATTTATAGTTATTTAGATTCAACAGTTGATAGACCTATTTGGTTTACTAACGCTAGTACAATATTTAGAAGAACAGCATGGGCTGATTCTGCTGTATTTGGTTTACCTCACGCTACAGAATATGATGCAGGCACAGATACATCTTTTGATGTGACTGGTAATACAGATGGAATTAGTTATTATTACGAACATGAAACAGGAGTAAACTATATTAAAAATGCTACTACGTTTGCAGTACCAGCTAATATTACTTCAGGTGATTTTGACATTACACAAGATCAATCAAGAGGAATTACATTTAGAGGAGACGGTGAATTTATGATGAGAATAAGTAGAATTATTCCTGATTATATTACTCAACAAGGAACAACAGTTATACAATTAGATACAAGAGATTTTCCTAATGACTCATCATCTAGCTCACCATTAGGACCTTTTAATACAACATCAAGCACTAAAAAAATAGATACACGAGCTAGAGCTAGATCTATTGCATTGACTATTTCTAACACTGCTGTAGATACAAACTGGAAACTAGGAACGTTTAGATTAGACGTTCACTCAGGAGGAAGACGATAATGTCAATAGATAAAAGATTAACAGCGGCGCAAAAAAAAAAATTAAACCAGTTAATCAAGGTGGTGGACCAAACTATTTAGGTAAACAAAAAGAAGTAACGGTTCCTAAAAAATGGTTATCTTCTCCAGATCACGTAGTAGCAGAACTTGCTTACATTACTCCAAGAGAACAAAAAATTTTATTAGATGCTAACATATATGGATCATTAAAAGGTAAACCAAATAAAGGACCTGGTGGTATAATGTCATTACAAGGAGACCTTGGTGGATATGATGCAAGTCCAGGTGGACCAAATGATGGAAGTAGTAAAGGAACTTCTACAAAAAGTAAAAGTAAACAACGAGCTGCTAATATTATGACTGGTAAAGTTAATGTAACTTCACCAACGGGTGTTACTGAAGGATATAAAGGTCCTGCTCCAACAGGTCAAAATAAGTTTGGAGATTTTGTTGGACCTGGTTATAAAGGTAAAGTTGGAGGTTTTGATGACAAAGGTATATTTAGTACAAGTTTGGCACCTACAACTCCAAAAGGTTTTAATTGGAAAGGCACTTTATTTAATGCTGCGCTTTTTGCAATTAATCCTGCACTAGCAGCTAAATATGGTAAAGCAAAAACTGCATATAACGCAATAAACTTTGCAAGTGAAATAGCTCAAACTCTTGGGATAACAGATACTAATGTAGCAAAAGATTTTGTAGAAAATATAACTGGTAATTTAACTAGTAAAGGTAAAACAACTTCTAAAACTAATAACAACAAAACTACTAGAGACGGTGATGGTATAGGATCAACACCAGAAATGGCAGCATTAAGAGATGAATATTATTTATTATTACAAAAATTACAGACAGGTAATATTGTAGATGCTGAAAGAAACAGATTAACAGCATTAAAAAACTTATTGAGAATATAATGGCTAAGATAGTACAAACATTAACAAGAGCAAGTGCAGAGTACAGAGAAGATGTATCTCAATCTTTAGTGAGAGACTTAGACGCCGTGTTAGAAAAATTAAATACAACATTTCAAGAAGAATTAAAACAGGAGATAGAAGCTAGAAGTTTCTTTTTAGATTAATGGCAGTAGTAAACCAATATAAATTTGTAGGAGTAGATAACAGTACAAGTGGTAGTGCGCTAACACCTTTTGGTTCTGGTAATCCTTTAGTTAGTGAAACATATTTAATTAAATCTATCTTAGTTACATCAGCTGGTACACCTAGTGTAACTATTATAAATAATAGTATTACAGCTATTAAATCAGTACCATTAACAGCTAATCAAACAAAAGAATTATTAACTCAACCATTAATAATAGAAGGTGGTAAAACTTTTACAGTGCAATCAAGCACGTCTGATTCGTTTGATGTGGCTATTAGCTATCTAAACATTAAGAAAGAGGTAACAACATAATGAATGATATACCAATACTAACACCAGAAAA